CCCGCAACTCTTTCTGACACTGGATGGAGTCCACATGGCACGTCAAACCTATTTCACTTCTGTAACTAAACGTCCTCGTTCTTTACGTCAAATTTTGGCCGAATTATTTAGCGGTCGTGTTATGTCACGTCTTGATGAACTAGAGACTACCGTTCGGTTGCTGAATGAACGTTTAGATAATCAAGCGTCAGTTGTTGCGAACGTGGGGGCGATTGTTGCCTCTGGTTCTTCACGCGAAGCGAAAAGTACACGGCCTTTAGTGAAGGAGAAAAACAACAAGGACAGTTCGAATGGAAAATTTTCAAAGAAAGAGGCTGAAACCAATGGCCTACGTTCTCATTATAGTTTCACTGGCGACGGTAGCCGTTCCAGCCGGCCAGAGCCTTTTGATGCCGGGTTCATCCATCACCACACCTCCGTCGACGACAATTACCACCACTCCAGTAGAGCGTCCTGTCACTCTGGATGGGATGACGGTGGATGCGATACCTCAAGTTCATCCGGTTACTCAGGATCATGCTGTGACTAAGGCGGTTGTATGAACTGGTTTTCAAATCACTTTGGAAAAATTTGGCTGGCAATTCTTGCCTTCATGGCCGCCGGTTGGGTATCGAACATTATAAAACTTGTTTGCTCTGGCGATCTCCAGTTTCAGGCTGGCATGACCTTGGCTCGTGTAGTTGGGATTTTTGTTTTTCCAGTCGGTTCGGTACTTGGTTATTTCTGACGGCTGTTAGTGCATATGCATTGACCATCTTTGCGTAAGCAATTTATGAAACTATAAAACAACTTGTTTTGACAAATAACAAAAGGAAAACACATGTTAGGTTTCTTCAAAAAGAAAACTCGTAAAGCAGTTATCGAAGTCAAAAAAATGGAGAACCGTGATGCGGTTGAGGCCACCGTGTGGGGCGCGTACATGATCTCCTATGCCGACGGCACATGTGACGCAAAAGAAATTGCCATTCTTGAGAAGACAATTGCAGCTCTGCCTGCGTTTTCTCCGTTTGCTGGTGAAATTGCCCAAATGAGCGCCAATATCCGTGCTCGTTACGAAGCGTCCCCTCGTTCTGCGAATGCGCAGGCTATGCGTGAGCTGGCTGATATTGCGGGCACTCCAGAGGCGGTCGATGTTCTGTGTCTGTGCCTTGATATTGCCGACCAAGACGGTATTGGAGAACAAGAAGAGCAGGCACTGAAAAAGATAGCCCAGGCGCTTCAGTTGTCACTGGATGCTTATCTCTAATGCTTGAGAGATTCCGGCTTGTGATCGTCATTGCTCTTCTGGTGATGGCGGTGTTGGTGGATTTTACGGGAAAGATGATGTCTGTCATTTCTGATGGCGTCCTCATTGGTTTGGCGATCTACTTCGCTTATCCGTTAGTTCGTAAAGCAAAGTGTTAATGACAAGGGCCATTTGGCCCTTGTGTTTCGTTGACCGAAATAGAGAGTTTGCACCTTTACGTTTAGCTTGCTCCCCTTATATGCCACATCACAATAAAGCCAATAAGAAAACAACTTGTTTAAGCATTAAGGAAAACACATGTGCGAGAAATGCAAAGCAATAGCTGATGAACAAAACGCCCTATTCGAAGAAATGGATGCTAATGAACTTGTCAAAATGTTAGCCATTCTTCGAGGAATAGAAGACGTTTCCATATTTGAGAGACTGTTTACAATACTTAATTTTAATTCCACCTTTGAAGAGCCAACTCAGATTGTAGCTTTGGCACACCATTTCGGTGTTCATTACCTTGCTGAAAAAGAGAGAGCTGATAAGTTGCAAGCGACTTTGGATATGGTGAGCGAGACTCAAGGAACTGATGACGGCAACAAAAGTGAGACGATTATTGCCAGCAAACATCGTGAAATTGCCGGGCTTAAATCCTCTCTAACGATGTTGATGTCTGCAATCAACCTTATGTCTTCTAAAGCAGGTTATAAAATGCCATCACTAAACAGCGACGATCCGATGGCCGTTCGCCAGCTTTTAGGTGCAATGGCCGACCAGCTCGACGACACAAAGAGTCGCCTTGAAGACATGATGCGGGAGCTCACGCATCGCCATGACTTGAATAAGCAGCCGCACAAAACGCAATACGCACTCTAATACAGCACCAGTCGACAGGGGGCGACAGCCCCCATTTTTACGCCTTAAATCTGCTGTAACGCCTATGAATGCAGCTTTTATGCCTTTTCAAGTTTGCGATAATTACACCAATCAGAAAACAAATTATTTAATGGTGTAATTATGAATACAGCCCTTTCCATCATCGACGATGCCAGCTCAAACACGGCTATCGACTATCGTCAGGAAATGAATGTCATCCACGAAATCGTGGCCGAGTGCGAGAAAGAGATCGCCTTCATGTATCAGGTACACGACTTCGTTTATGGCGACGAACGCCACAACATGATTAATCGCCTGCTGAGACTAAACCATCGACCAGATGAAGATCGCTCGCGTTTAAATCGAGGTTGGTTGGATAAAGTCGATCTGGAATGGGTGAAACAGAATATTTGGGCCGAGTACTGGAGGAAGGTCACGGACATGACTAACGTTTTGCTGATCATGCCAGCTTCCCGTCGAGATGAGTGGCGCGAGCAGTTTATAGAGGGCAAACAGGAAGTCATCAAAACTGACAGAACCGGCTACCAGATGAAGGTTAAAGAGTTCGTTGGTGTACCGGAGTTCAAAGCAGAAACGGTCATACCCACGATGCTTAATTTACTGAATGACAGGCACAAATATCTCTCTGAGCGCGTGTATGGCTTGTTTAAGGCGCTGAGTCCTGCGCACAAGACAAATAAGACAAACGGTTTCAGCGAGCGGCTGATAATCGCTGACTGCATTTCTGATTTCTGGCGGGACAGCGTTAGCGTGAACTATCGCAAAGAGGACTACATCGACGATCTACGTGTCTTGCTTCATTTCTTCGCGCACAAAGAATTTATTACCATCAACCGCACTGCTGAGGTGCTATCAGCTGCGTATAGGGCAAACGACTGCCAGACCGGTGACTGGATGAACGTCGATGGAAATCTGATGCGCGTGAAGATGTTCAAGAACGGCAACGTTCACTTTGAAATACATCCTGACGTGGCCTGGAAGTTGAATGAGGTGCTGGCTTACAGTATGCCTGCTGCAATCCCCGCGCCATGCCGAACTGCGCCAAAAACACGGGCACCAAAGCAGTTCGGGTTAATCCAGAAGACGATCTCCGTGCCGGTTCGCACTGCGCTTCGTGACGGGCGATTGAGCAAAGACAAAGGCGTATGGTACTTCTCTGATTCAGCTCTCCAGAAGTCGCAGGTGGAAGAGCTTGAGCGCACACTGAGCTTCATTGGCGGCGTGCAGGAGAAAAAGCACTGGCAGTTCCCGTATAACATCGGCCATACGCTAAATACGATTGTGGCTACCGGTTTAATACCGGATACAAAATCACACCAGTTCTACCCTACCCCACGCTTGATTGCTGAGTACGTTGCAAGAGCCACTGAATTGAAGCCTGGTGAGAAGCTGTTGGAGCCTCAAGCCGGACGTGGGGATCTTCTGGCCTATATAAACGCCGATCTGGAAGATGTTACCTGCATAGAAATCGCACCTCTCTTCGCTGATATCCTGCGTGGAAAAGGGTATACGAACACGATTTGCTGCGACTTCATAAAGTGGTCTGAGGACAACGCAGGTTATCAGTTCGACAAAATCGTTATGAACCCGCCGTACTCGCTTGGTCGTCATAGAGAGCACACGCTGGCTGCGCTGGGGCATCTGAAAGTCGGCGGGCGTCTTGTAGCAGTATTGCCAGGCACTGCGCCAATACTGGACTGGATGACGATGGATAATTACGTTTATGCCAGAGGGAAGTCGTTTACCAACGAGTTTGAAGACACAGGGATCACAGTCAGCGTATACGTTTTCAAACGCGTTAAATGATAGGTAAATACTTACTTAATTTGTGTAAGAATTTAGTGACTAAACGATAAGAGAAAAACACATGAACAACCTCCAGTTAGAGCATTTTAACGTCACAGGCCATTCTGATTTTCCTTTCAAGTTTACATTGAAAGGTTATGCAGAGGATGCGGTAGGCCAGATCATTATTGATAAAGGCATCGTTAAGTTTGAGGGGAATTTTGATGAATCCGCGAAAACATTCATAGACTTCGTTGCCAAACGTTGGAGCGAGCAATGGAAAGACATGGAAAAGCGCGCTAGTGAGTTTGATCGGTTCATGGATGCAATGGATACAGCAAAAGAGGCTCTTGCTGCCGGGACTCCGTTAGATCTTGAGTCACTTTTCAACGGCGAAGTGGCCTCTGCGATGTTCGCCACCATGTTCGCGGGTGAGTTCGTCCGCAGCGGTGCCAAAAACTACCTTGAGCTGGATTACAACGTCCCTGCAATTGGCGATTTCGTCGTTACCATCCAACGCAAAGAAGGTAAGACGCCAGGTGAATGCGTCGCAGAGCTTGAGGCCGTTGTGGATCAGCGTAACGGAGAGTGTGACCGTTTGATCAACGAGCTTCATGCACTTCGGGAAGAAAGAATATGTGCGGGTAGCAATACACGTAATGCAGCGGATATCTACTTCCAGTTAGTTGAGGAATGCCAGATTCCACCAGGTGGCTCTCTTGTCGATTACGTCAGACATTTAATGGCGGAAGTTAACTCCAGCCATAAAGATGGTGAGGTGCGCTGATGTTTGGCATTGACGCACAGCGTATAGCTGCTTTTGCAAAAAGCCCTCTTGATAATCCCTTGTCTCGTAGTGAGCAAATGGAGCTGGCAAGGCTTTTTATTCACATTCAAAAACAGGCAGACGTTTTCAATAACATGCCTAATCAACCTATTCTGGATGGTCACATCCAGATGGTCATTAACAGTCATGAGAAAGGCTGGGCTGCAATCGTCCCCTGCACAATTACATACAGGTTGGCGAAAGAGGTTCAAGAGTTTCGAAAAGCCAGTGTCGAATCGGAGTCTACCAAAGCCGCAATAAACACTCTTATTCGCATGGGGTTCACATGGACCGGTGGAGCCTACTGGCAAGCACCTCACCCCATTTTATCCGGCAATTAGACGCTACAAATCCTTCGGCATGAATAAATAAAGGCCATAAGTTGTGGCCTTAAATAAATTGTTTTCTACCTTTTCTTATTTGTGAAAATAAACCAGCACTTGGTAGTGCTTATGTAACAGCAAAGAAGAGAAAAACACATGAGTAACAAAATCGAAAACCCCGTAGTTCTCATTCACAAGCGTGAGAACCACGACTCCTATGCGGTGGCGATCACCAATGGGAGTCACGATTATTACGATGGTCTGCTAATGGCCTCAGTGTCGCCTGATGAGGCAGACAACTCTTTTGCCGTCTTCGCTATGGTTGGTTACTACATGGCTGCCGAAATTGAGAAGTTGCGGGCGCAGAGAGACGCATTAGCGGCGGAGAATGCAGCCCTGAAAGAATCTGAGCGAGCATTCGATGAGATGTGTGCCGACGAACACGGAGATAATTGGGTTAGCGAATTAACGGAGACTCCAGCCACCGATGCTTTTCTGGCTGAAGTACGTGCGCAAGGCGTGGATATGGCTCGTAACGCGATGATTGATTTTGTTGATGGTGAAGTTGGGCCAAACAAGAACGTTCCGGGGCTGATTAGAGGCGCAGAGATATGCGTAAGTATTGCTGAACAGCTTCGTAAAGGAGTCGAAGAGTGAATAAAGCAGAGTTATTTCAGAAAATATCGGCTCTCGCGACTGAATGCCACGCTATAGCATCTGAGTTTGATGTTGGCGATGAACGAACCGAGATGTTCGAAATATACAGTGTGCTGCGCAATCTCTGTCGGCGTGGCTACGCCACTCAAGTAGGGCGAATGACTAACCCACTACTCTCATCCTGTGATGAGGATGACTCGGATGAGGATGACGAATGATGCATAAATCAGTAGCCGGTGAGTTTCAGAAGGAAGTCGATAATACCACTGATCTATTGGACGATATTTTAAGCATTCTCGCGCTGCTTGAGGCTGGCGATTGGTCAGAACATTGCACTAAAACAGAGCTAGGCGGTCGGCTTGAAAGAGAGATTACACGACTTATTGGTGATGCGCAGGAAGCTACAGTCACTAGTTATGAGTTAATCGCTGAAGCCTGGCGTTTGATGGATGGACAAGATCCTAAAACCAGCGATTGGCATAGCAAGGCTTCGAAGTATTTAAATTCCGATAGGGTAGAAAAAGTTGATGATGTGAAACCGAAGCCAGTAGACCACGGTTTCCGCGATAACTGCGAATGCTCTAGTTGCCAGACCACGGCCCGTATTTGTTCCGAATTGACAGATAAGTCCAGCCTAATCTACGAAGTTAATGTAGGCGGTAATACATGGGTCGAATGCACAAGAGCTGCATACGTAAGAGCAAAAGACAAGGGTGAATTAACCAGAGTTGTTGCCCATCACCCAAATAATGAGCTTAAAGATCACCAGATTAGAGAACTGGTGAATGAGTTGCGGGATATTGCGGTTCAGTACCACGGAACGCAGCAATTGCGGGAGAAAATTGCCAGAGCAGTGAACAACTCAATTAGATCAGAAAGTATGTAGTCAATACAATAAAATGGCCCCATTTGGATGGGGCCGGTAACAACTAGCATTATGGGCGCTGGTTGACGTACTCAATGATCGCTTCGATGATTGCGAACATAGGCGGCACGATTTTGAAAAGTAAGTTAAGCACTATAGGCCTCACTTAGTTTTATCGCACCTAGCTGCAAATACCTTTGAGCTTGCCTTTGCAGTTGCAATATCTGTAGTCGCCAGATACTTACGGCACGATTTCGAGTTAAGGTAAGGTTTTAGAGTCACCAAAAACCTGGACTTAAATCTTCTTTGAGAACAACGATGTTTGGTAAATGGTCATTATTACCTAGCATGACGGCTCAACGTTTCTTGATGAATCCAGTACATTCGGTTAATCTTAGCTCAGTCGCCAGATACTTATGGCTCAGGAACAGAGGCGCAAACTCTGTTTCCTTTTAAAAAGCCCAGCCTAGTCAACTGGGCTTTTTTAATGTCCGTTTTTAACCAAATGTACCCACAATACCGCAACATCAGTGTCTTGCGAATTAAGATAGGATTTATAGAGACTATGTGCAAGTGCATAACTTTGTGGATAACTCGTAAAGGAAAAAGTGGTTTCCGCGGACATTAGTTCAGACAAGGAGTCTGGGAAAGTCAATGGGAAGTAAAAATTTGTTAAAAATAACGTTTGTTGGAATTGTATATATTTATGCCTTTCAATAGTTAGCATCTTATTAACATCTTTTTTAAGAGATAGAGTTCAAAAATATATAGCTTCAACATATACTGTATGCATATACAGTATTAAGAGGCGAGTATTATGGGCTTCCCTTCTCCTGCGGCGGATTATGCTGAGAGCCGTATTTCTCTTGATCAGCAGATAATTAGACATCCTTCAGCGACCTACTTCATGAGGGCGGCTGATAGTCATCATCGTGAGGGAATATTGCAGGGTGCATTGCTGGTGGTCGATTCCTCACTGACTCCTGTTGATGGATCTCTTCTTGTATGTGCTCTGGATGGGGAATATCGCGTAAAAAGATACCGGAAGTATCCACGTCAGCATCTGGAGGATTTAAGAACTGGTAAGAAGGAAGCATTGCCAAAGGATGATGATGGATGCACGGGCAGCAATGCCGTGTTTGGTGTGATCACTCACATTATCAACGACGCAAGAAGTGGCGAGTTTGATGATTGTCCTGTGATGTAGGAGAACTGTTTAGGTGGTGCATTGCACCACCTTTTTATCACACTGCGCGGAATGCGATTTCGCCAGGTATTACTTCACCTTGCCAATACATTTGGGCAGCAACGCGATCTGCGAGGTCACGATAAATAGCCGTAAATTCGCTATCTGGACGACTAATAACGGTTGGTGTTCCGTTATCCAGATCTTCACGAAGAGAGATATGAAGTGGCATTTGGCCTAACAACTGCGTGTTGTATTTCTCGGCCAGTTTCTGTGCGCCACCGGTGCCAAAAATTGGCTCGTGATGACCGCAGTTACTGCAAATATGCACACTCATGTTTTCGACGATACCTAGTACCGGCACTTCGACTTTTTCGAACATCACAATGCCTTTCTTCGCATCGATCAGCGCGATGTCTTGCGGCGTAGTTACCACAACCGCACCAGTTACAGGAATGTTCTGCGCCAGCGTCAACTGAATATCACCAGTGCCCGGCGGCATATCGAGAACGAGATAGTCCAGATCAGGCCATAGAGTTTCCTGCAACATCTGCATCAGCGCCTTGCTGGCCATCGGTCCACGCCACACCATTGCATTGTCGTCGGTGACCAGATAACCAATAGAGTTGGTTGCCAGGCCATGAGACATGATAGGTGCCATGTGAGTACCGTCAGGTGAGGTTGGACGTTGGTTTTCCGCGCCCAGCATGGTTGGAATTGATGGACCATAGATATCGGCATCCAAAATACCAACTTTCGCACCTTCAGCAGCCAAAGCCAGTGCCAAGTTTACTGCTGTGGACGATTTGCCTACACCGCCCTTGCCTGAGCTTACGGCGATAATATTCTTAACACCATTAATGCCTGGTTGGTTTTTGACGCGCTTAAGCGTGGCAATGTTGTACGACAGCTTCCAGTCAATAGCCTTTGCGCCAGTGATACGGAGCAGATCACCACTACATTGCTCTTTCAGGTCTTCAAAAGGCTTATTCCACACGAAAGGCATGATTAGTTCGACATGCAGTGTGTCATCCATCAACGCAACATGGTGTAACGCTTTAAGCGTAGTCAGGTTGTGTTTCAGGGTTGGGTGCTGAAAATTAGCCAGCGTACCGGCTACCATTGCTCTCAGGGCATCCGGCGATTTGGACTCGCTCATCCCGTCTCCTTTATTTTAATTTGCGCAATTGTCGCCTTGTAGTGTACTCCAGCTGCGACATTTAATCATTTATGAGAAATGCTGTTATCACATGGCAGACATAAGGCCATTTTGTTACTATCAAGCCCCTTTTCACTACAAAGAAGTAATGCCTACTATGACCCAAGTCGCGAAGAAAATTCTGGTGACGTGCGCGCTGCCGTACGCTAACGGCTCAATCCACCTCGGCCATATGCTGGAGCACATCCAGGCTGATGTCTGGGTTCGTTACCAGCGAATGCGCGGCCACGAGGTTAATTTCATCTGTGCCGACGATGCCCACGGTACGCCGATCATGCTGAAAGCACAGCAACTTGGTATCACACCGGAGCAGATGATTGGCGAAATGAGTCAGGAACACCAGACTGATTTCGCAGGCTTTAACATCAGCTATGACAACTATCACTCGACGCACAGCGAAGAGAACCGTCAGTTGTCTGAGCTTATCTATACTCGCCTGAAAGAGAACGGTTTTATTAAAAATCGCACTATCTCTCAGTTGTACGACCCGGAAAAAGGCATGTTCCTGCCGGATCGTTTTGTGAAAGGCACCTGCCCGAAATGTAAAGCGCCAGATCAATACGGCGATAACTGTGAAGTTTGCGGCGCGACCTACAGCCCGACTGAACTGATCGAGCCGAAATCGGTGGTTTCTGGTGCTACCCCGGTAATGCGTGATTCTGAACACTTCTTCTTTGATCTGCCCTCTTTCAGCGAAATGTTGCAGGCATGGACCCGCAGCGGTGCGTTGCAGGAGCAGGTGGCAAACAAAATGCAGGAGTGGTTTGAATCTGGTCTGCAACAGTGGGATATCTCCCGCGACGCACCTTACTTCGGTTTTGAAATTCCGAACGCGCCGGGCAAATATTTCTACGTCTGGCTGGACGCACCGATTGGCTACATGGGTTCCTTCAAGAATCTGTGCGACAAACGCGGCGACACTACCAGCTTCGACGAATACTGGAAGAAAGACTCCACCGCCGAGCTGTACCACTTCATCGGTAAAGATATCGTTTACTTCCACAGCCTGTTCTGGCCTGCCATGCTGGAAGGCAGCAACTTCCGCAAGCCGACCAACCTGTTTGTTCATGGCTATGTGACGGTGAACGGCGCGAAGATGTCTAAGTCTCGCGGTACCTTTATTAAAGCCAGCACCTGGCTGAATCATTTTGACGCTGACAGCCTGCGTTACTACTACACTGCGAAACTCTCTTCGCGCATTGATGATATCGATCTCAACCTGGAGGATTTCGTTCAGCGCGTGAATGCCGATATCGTGAACAAAGTGGTGAATCTGGCGTCCCGTAACGCGGGCTTTATCAATAAGCGTTTTGACGGTGTGCTGGCAGGCGAACTGGCTGACCCGCAACTGTACAAAACCTTTACTGATGCCGCTGAAGTGATTGGTGAAGCATGGGAAAGCCGCGAATTTGGTAAAGCGATTCGTGAAATCATGGCGCTGGCTGATCTGGCTAACCGCTATGTCGATGAACAGGCTCCGTGGGTGGTGGCGAAGCAGGAAGGACGCGATGCCGATCTGCAGGCGATTTGCTCTATGGGCATTAACCTGTTCCGCGTGCTGATGACGTACCTGAAACCGGTACTGCCGAAACTGACTGAACGTGCAGAAGCATTCCTGAATACAGAACTGACCTGGGATGGTATCCAGCAACCGCTGCTGGGCCATAAAGTGAATCCGTTCAAGGCACTGTATAACCGTATCGATATGAAACAGGTGGAAGCACTGGTGGAAGCATCCAAAGAAGAAGTGAAAGCCACAGCTGCACCGGTAACTGGCCCACTGGCTGACGACCCGATTCAGGAAACCATCACCTTTGACGACTTCGCCAAAGTTGACCTGCGTGTGGCGCTGATTGAAAACGCGGAGTTTGTCGAAGGTTCTGACAAACTGCTGCGCCTGACGCTGGATCTCGGTGGTGAAAAGCGTAATGTCTTCTCAGGCATCCGTTCCGCTTATCCAGATCCACAGGCACTGATTGGTCGTCACACCATTATGGTGGCTAACCTGGCTCCGCGTAAAATGCGCTTCGGTATCTCTGAAGGCATGGTGATGGCTGCTGGCCCCGGCGGGAAAGATATCTTCCTGTTAAGCCCGGATGCCGGTGCTAAACCAGGCCATCAGGTTAAGTAATTAAACAACCTCTCTTCGCAATGCCCGGCAACACGCTGGGCATTTTCATATAGACACAATCCCTCCTGATTTACACAAGCCCTAAAACAATTTGTTTTCTACCTTTTGTTGATTGAGATAATAAGCCACATAAGAAAACAAATTGTTTTGGAGTGGTTGAAATGTTGAACATTACCCAAGCCTACCAGGTGGCATTGATCAGTTCATCTCATACATCAGAGGAAGATGCTCGCCGATTCATGATCGCAAGCAATGAGCTGGATTGGGTTTCACAAATTGACGGCGGTTGTATTGTCCACGCCGGGTTACAGGATGATGTCTGGAAAGAGGACTTGCGTCGATATGGTATATCCGAAGGCGCGATTGCTAACATTCAGAAAGTACTTGATGTAGGCTTTGACTCTGTACATTTTGATTGTGGTGCACCGGTCGTTGAAGGGCTAGAGTGCTGGCAATGGTAATCCGGCAATCGCTTCATACTAGACAACGGAGAATTTATGCTTAAAGAAGACTCATATCTACTAAAGGCGCTTGAAATGCGTGGCGTTGAACCTACAGTGAAAAACGCTCACGATATCTACCTTCAGTTTTCACCGGAGCTGAAACGGTTCATAAATCAATACGGGGTTAATGACTCAAGTGTTAAAGCAATGATAGATGATGAATTAGACCATCTCATCTAATCGTTTCCTATGATAATGGTTTTCACTTTGAGATTGTTATTTTTCATAGCTAAAGCTGATGTTTGTGGAAGGTGAATTGATAAACGGATGCGTATTTAGGTTATACAAGTGAGAAAATTGATAATATATAAACGCGATTTTTATGTGATGGAATGGATGTGATGGAAACCCAGAACCAACAAACAAAACCTCTGAATAACATTTATGCGTGGATTCTAGCGTTCATGCCTTTCTTCTTTGGAGTATCGCCGGAAGAGTATACCAATTACGCTATTATAATTGGGGGTGTAACTACCATCGGTTTGTTAGTAGCTGACAGAATGGCTCTATCGGAGTCTGGCTGTGAACCACCTTCAATTCTATGGGGGGTATTCCTCCTGCCTGTCTATCTCTGGAAGCGCGCGACTATTACAAAAGGCAGCAGAGTGCCATTTATCATAATCGTTGCGTCGCTGGCTTGGATTATCTTCATCGGCATCCCACACAAGGACGAGGTTGCTCTTGAAGAAGCAGCCTGCCCTCTCGTGACAACTATTCTGAAAGAGAATAACGGTTCGACTGCACCAAAATGTATGAAGGTGACAATAGAGGACAAGGTGACGGATAAGTTCTATAGAGCAACGGCTACACTAGACAATGGTAATGACATTAACATTACTCTGGAACTTACCGGCGACAGGAACTTCTACGTCCGTGTTCCAAATGTTTATCTGAACAACTAACGGTTGCAACTCATTGATAATGGCGGTCACAATTTGATTCTTTTCTATAAGAATCCGTTGATCGCCACTACTCCCTTTCCATACCCGCAATCACATCCTTAAATATCAATAAGTTATAGTTTTTATACAATCAAGAAAACAACTGAATAACAGATCAACGAAACATCAACGCTTTCACCCGATTTGGTCTAAAAAATTGACGTTTTCACACATCACTTCTTATACCCGTAATTCTACGCAGCAGACAGCGCCACAGCGTCCAATTTTCACCACAGACGACCCAACACACTACCAACAAAAACACACGCTCAAAATCGCTCCCGTTGCGTTACACAACCATATAAACAACTTATTTTCAGGCATAACAAAACAACTAAATAACACACATGCCATTCCCAAAAACAACCAACCTCTTTATGGCAGGCTACCGAAAAGACCCACCTCTTCTCCCCAGGCTACCGGACAGCCAACCTAACTTTCACAGGCAATCCGAAAACATTCATACGCGCAATACCCACGACACGCCATTACCCAAACAGCGAAGAAACACCAGAATCACTGAAACCCCAACGAAGCCTGTAACCACAAGGATTCTCTCAATCCCAAAAGACACGAAACATAACAATCACGGGAAACGCCATTACCCAATACACGAATAACTACAAAAGCCCTTCACGCACTCCAGACAAACAACTCAAACACAACAACGAAAGGAATCGCCCACCTGCCATTACTCCATACATGGAGAAGAACAATCACCAAAACGACGAGAACACCCCATAGAAGAACCACCGCAAAACGAACGAAACCACATACACCGACAGAGAAACAACACACCCAATTCACCAACAGAAATAGTCGCCGTATAGAACATTCTGGAAGGAGTGAGCATTAACGCCTATAGAGAGGTTGAGACAGAAAAACACAACATGTATAGCGAAGAAGCCAGGTATGTATAAGTGGGGAGGGAAGGAGGGGTGTCGCCTCCTTTTTCGTATTTATTCAACTCCTGATTTTATCCCCCCGTAACACCCCTACGGTCAGTCTTCGGTCCATACAGGGAAAAGGTTGCATCCCGCTACAGAAACGGCTGGGTTGCCTTCGGGGAACGGCTGGGGATTTTCAGGGAAACGGTCGAGTTGCCTGTGTGGATTTCGGGAAAAGGCTCGATGCCGGTTCAGGAACGGCGGCGTACCGGTATAGCGAGAGGGAGAGTTGCGGCTACCCACCTGTAATGTGCGGGAAGAAGAGAGGCGCTCACGTGCAGGCGAACTTACTTACCGCTGGATTCCCTCTGAATGCCCAACTACAGCGTAATTGTGCCAGACAGCCAGCGGGTCACAATCGATTTCAGTAGGTTTTCGGGGAGAGGATTATTCTGCCTACCAGCCACTTTCGGCCACTAAATCAGAATAATGTAAAAAGTGTACTCGGTACTGAACCTGAAAACTCACTGCCAAAACCACATTCACCGGAATAAAATCCTTTTCCGCCTTTGTCTTATTGCGATAATAACACCAACAAGTAAACAACATGTTTAGACGTTATATAAACGAAGTGAGGATGAAGAGATGATTAAGATGCCTGTGACGGTTGAGGTGTGGGGCGTGGATTCCCTGGCTGAGTGTCTGGATGCAGTGGGGCCGGAGTTGTACCGCAAGTTGTGGTCGTTCGTCCCGGCAGAAGGGGAATCGCCCAAAGGGAAGGATATCTGGCACCTGCTGAGTGAAGATGAAAAGCGAGAGCTGGTGGACGCGGTACACAGCGAGTTCCCGGGCGACGAAGATTAAGAGTGAGGCCACCAGCACGGTGGCTTTTGTCGCTATTAACCTCCGGGCAGCGCAGCACCGTAACGATATACTTTGTGGCCGTTTTCTTACTGGTATTATTTACGCAATTCAGAAAACAACATGTTTAAGGATTGCGTTATGTTTGCAAATATCGACATCAACCAAATCAAGAAAATGACTCAAAAAGAGTTTGACCAGTTTTATGAGTTAGAAGGTTGGTCTTCCACGCTGATCAATTCGCGCTGGGTGCTTGAGCTGATGACTCGTGATGATGCTCCTGCTTTGATTATTTGCGACCTGGGTGAAGATGCTGACTTTATGGATATGAGCGAATTTTGTGTGGACACATACAACCGCAGCCAGAAGTACTACTTCACATGCGATAGCGAGAATGACGTTATTTCTAAGGTCTATCTTCACCTCGTCCAGCATTGGGACGTTCAGGAGTTTCTTGAAGTATTCGAGTAACCCCAACCAAAGCCAGCAATGCTGGCTTAATTTCTCTATAGCCGCAGGGAAGAACCTGCATATCGCTCATGCACCTGATCAATATGCTTTGTAGCCGTTTTCTTACTGGTATTATTTACGCCATTGAGAAAACAAGTTGTTTACGGAGTTGTAATGAAAAAATCATTGGTTCTTGGTCTGGACAAAGACCAGAAGAGAAAAGAGAAGCCTGCGCTGGTTGCTCAATTAACTTTGCTGGACATCGTTGCCAATGGGACCTCTATTCGTCTGTTCCGTGAAACAGCGGTGTCTTTCGATAAAAACACCTTTACTCGTTATGTAATGAATGTTCGTCGCCAGCGTGGAAAAGGCTGGGTGGCATTTCAAAGAATGTGGCCGGAACATCAGCTCGAACTGGCTTTGATGGAAGTTAACCGCGTGGCCCAGCAAGAGATTCAGAGAGCATCAGTGATGGCAATAGCCTGATAATGTGCAAGTGGCAATTAGTCGACAGTACGACAGCCCCGCCATCCTTACGGGGCTTTTTTGTATTGTAAGTACATACTTACGATCATAGAATATAAAAATAATCAAAACACTACGGAGAGTGAAATGACCGTTAAACGCGAAAAACTGACAGTTGATGTTTACTATGCCTCTGAAACCGCCGAAGGTAAGAATGTGGCAAAAATTACCGTTGTTACGTACAACACCGAAACTGGTGCCGAAGTCCAGGCCAGTACGATCGTGCGTAAAGGTGATGCCTCCGGCGGCGAGTACGCGACTCAATACCAGTCCATTCTCGATGCAACTGACCCGCTGCTGCTGAAAATCGAGAACTACTTCCGCCAGGTTGATGAAGAGGTGTTTGAAACCATGATGAATATGGTTAACACCGTATTCGCCTCCAGCCTGAATACCAACACTACCTGGATTGGTCAGTACGGCCTGCGCATTACCTCTGGCATTCCTGCCGACACCTTAATCCCTGAAAGCGTATTCGCTTAATCCTCTTTAAATGGCGCGTAAACCGCGCCATTTTATTAAGCCCGATAACAATTTGTTTTCTGCCTTATCTGATTTGTGAAAATGATTTCACTGAAGCAACTTAATAAGGAAACCATCATGGGACTTGATATCTATATCGAGACACAGCCTAAAAACGATCTGAATAACGAGGCATCCAGAAAGCAGGTTGCTTACTTCCGTAAGTTCAATGCGCTCGTTGGGTGGATGGAGCGCAACGTAGGTGAAGTCGAAAATTGTGAGCTTTTAGAATTAACGATGAATGACATTTGTTTTCTGAAGGCTCATTTGATGCACATAAACGAAAGTAATTGCGAAGAGTACTTGCCTACCCGGGAAGGTTTTTTCTTCGGCAGTCAGGAGTACGATGAAGGTTACTGGCATGATGTGGGGCAGTTGAAAGAGCTTGTGGAAGACCTGATTAAGAACCACGACTTTCACAATAACAGACTGACCTTCTGCGCCTGGTGGTAAATATGGGCGATTTCAAGAAACGCCTGAAGGAAAGAGCCGAGATGGTCAGAAAGCAAAACGCCTCTTCTGTCATCAGATACGCAAGGCAGTTTAGTCGCAACAACAAATCAGTTGAGGAAAAGATCCTTAGCGTAATCGTGCGATAATTATTAAGGCCATCAGCATTGGTGGCCTTAAATGACCATCTTGTTTCCCGCAGGCTAAAAACACCAACCTCTTACCTCCAGGCAACCGACAAACCCACCTGTTCCCGTCCGGCTACCGCAACTTTCCACTTTGACGCCTTATTCGTACAACGATAATTAACGCCAACAAGAAAACAATTTGTTATTTACGATAAGGAATTAATCATGAATTTTATCGCTACTGTAAACGCACCCGCACATGGCAATATCGCTGTAACGTTCTCTGACATTGAAAAACGAGTACTTGGTGCATGGCGCGACAATGAGACGGTAGAACTGTCAGCACAAGAAAAATGCATTATTGCACGCGACATCATTGGCAATCGTCGTTACTCGCGGGTATTTGAGAAAGCGTATGTGGTAAATTCTGGATTCGGAACGTTCGTCTTTCCGGTGCGCTCCGGGCGATTCTGCCAGTCCAAGCTGATTGAGTTCGCTACGCAGATTTCTGTCTGGATTAAAACTCAATCGTCGTTCAAATTTTCCGACGATGAAGCAGTATCGCAGGGGATGCGGATCGCCAACAATGCGATTAAATGCAAAAACATTACGTATACCGCTGGCGTTGATACATGGAAACTGTTTTGCGCTAACTTTATGCTGAATGTATACGCAAGCAACCGCATCCACATCCTTGATGGCGTGTAACTGAGAAGAGGGCCAGAAACGGCCCTTTCTCTATAGCCACCAGCTGCCGCAGGGAAATTTTCAGAAGCGGCGAGGAACGTATTCATGAGCCGACGGGGAACGGCCAGGATTTTTTCGGGAAACGGCTGCATTTGCCTTTGTGTAGAAAAAACATCGGGAAGCTGGTGGAATCCAACCAGCGGTTGTCGGACAGGTGAGCGGGGAAAATTATGATGACTTTCGTCACCTGAGACATCCAGATTTCTTTCGTAGCATAATCACATACGTGATTAAGTGGTGTGATTATGTGAAAAATCACGCGCACATAATACGCGAGCGGATACGGAACAAAACAAAATGCCGATCCGCGCCGACAAATAAACGCGGATCATAAAGCAAGACTAAAAGCCAATGATTAACTATGCGCTATAACGCGTTTTAAGCGCGTTAATGTGTTAAGTAATGGGTATGTACTGGCAAGGATATAAAAGCGCGTCTATGGCGTTATTTTGGCGCTTATTTTTATGTTGTTGGAGTGAGTTAAAGACAATAAAAAACGCGCCATCAATGGCGCGTTATTGTGGAAGTATTGGAAACGAAAAAAGCGCCCATAGTGGGCGCTCGATTTTATTTATGTAAACTGATTTCAAATCCCATTTCTACAAACGCTTTTAACATTAAAAATAGATCAGCGTCGTTCACGTCTGCTTTTTTTCGCTCCTGGTCGCTCAATAAGTCAATTTTGCGCGTCGTTTCATCTATAAGCTCGACTGCGCGCCCAGCGTAACCAGCGATCCCAGCGATGCGATTAACATAATATTCATTATGGACGTTAACGCCAGCGATAAGAACAAACATGATTAAGCTCCTTAAAAAAAATTAAATAGAATTTTGAAGTTTTCCGATTAATGCGCTTAAGCGTAAGTATTCACGTTTGCGCTTGCAATCTCGCTTGCTGTTAAGCAAATCAGAAAACGTAAAATTTAATTGGTCGCGTTGCGCGATCAAATCGTCGATTAATTCCAGTTTATAAGCGCGATAATTTGCGCGATATTCTGCGCGGATCTTGTCATAGCTGACCATCTTTAAAGCTCCTTTAAAGCGCCCATTGTGGGCGCTTGATTCCATTAATTACGCTTTAAAAGCATCAGCTAAATAATTGTAGAAATCATTCTTGATAAAGCGATATTGCTGTGTACCAGCTTTGGCGCTCCCAGCTCCTTTGACTTTTTCAACAAGTCCGAGACGTTCGCAAAGATTGATCAACTGGTTGGCTTGAGTATAGCCAGCGTCCAATTTAATTTCACACGCTTTTTTAGCTTCATTCATTAAATCGAAAACAGCGCCATTGGTGAACGTGTCGATCTCGTCGTTAATCATATCGATTAAAGCGAATACACGAGATCCAGACATATCAGCGATGGAATAAATGCATTTACCAGATTTAATTGATTTAACCAGATAAACCAGTTTTTCCAGAGAATAACTATTAGTCATTGCATCACGAAAAAATACTTCTGGCGCTTGTTTGCTTGCTTTAATCGCATAGTAGAAAACAGAGCACAATTTTTCGTCTTCTACAGCGTTTACAACGTTGTTGATGAAGTAAGCTAGTTTAGTGGTCGCAGCTTGCATATTTGCTTTGTCTGCTTTAGTGTGCGTACCATTTTTATAATGTTCGTTGTATGTTTGAGTTGCCAGATCTGCTTTTTCGCGCAGTTCATCGGATACAATGGAAGCAGCTTCAACGATGGATTTTTTAGAAATGATAATGTTAGCCATGATGATTTTTCCTTATGTAAATTTAAAATTTATTGTCGTTAGCGTCTTCGCTTTCGACGAGTTCAATCATCGATATACGAAAAAAGATTGCAAGTGTTTTTTTTAAAATTTTTTGCAGGGATGAAAGTCCTAGAAATAAAAGCGAGATCGTCGAAGGTGTTCCCTAAATAAATAATCGATTCCGGCTTTAGACCTTATATATATTTAGGTTATTTGATTTATAGATATAAAGAAGTGATGTGAAAAATAATAACCGGACTTAGCCGGTTATTAACCTTATAGATTTATTGAACAGACTCTACAGCCTTACGATTGGTGTCAAATAGCGCATCAACGAACTGTGCCGATGACTCGCTAGATTCGCAATCCAACATTGCCCGTTCTTCATTTGCCACTTTCTTACACAGTTCCACATTCTCGCCTATCGCTTTTCCTGCTTTTACGGCTGCCGAAAATTGATACATGCAAACTGATACATTCTGAGACGTTGAGCACACGTCATTCATCAGCGACTGAATGACAGGCTTATAGTCCATTGCATTTGCTGCAACTGAGCAAAGTAAAAATAATGGTGGTAACAATATCGATTTCATAACTCAAAAAGGCAAAATTCGTTCAACCCAATCGAACAAAACAACTATTTTTCTACCGTTCTCGACACGTAGTGTAACCTGACAAGCATCTGCACCTGCTGACACCCCCTCAATTTCACGGCCATCCGCCATGTACACCCTTATAGATTTGTTTGCTTTGTAGGCTTGGTTGCAAATTGCAAAAAAATCGCGGCGTGATGGCCGATTATCGACATAATCAGGGTGAACTGTTAGTCGACCTTTGAAATCGTGAGCGATACTGTCAACCACACCTGATTCAATTGTACTAATGCGTTCAAGTGGGAGCCTTATACGATTTTCTTTGTCAAAAGGGGCTGGGCAAAGGTCAACTTTGTTACGAGATGGCATGAGGCCATAAACGTACATGCAAAACGCCTGGCCATCTTCGAGAGTGACCCTTACAGGAATTTGTTCTCTGCGCCAGAACATCAGTAGTTTTTCAACGTTAGTGTAATCTCGCGGCCAGAGTTCAGCTTGGATACCGTAGGTAATATCTTTGGTTGTCATGTCATCACAGAGTTGTTGGCAGAATGTCGATGTCACCAGAATTGCTGGTGAACACCCTGAACGCTTTTGTGTCTCCATTCTTCAGAGTCGTTTCTCGCTCTTGACGAGCGGGGTTTAGAGCACATAAACCTGCACCTTCAAGAGATGCACCCACAATTAATTCTCCGGCATTTAAATGGAAAGTCGCTTTTTCGCCTGTAGCCAGTTTTGCGACAGTTTCGCCGTTGATGAAAATGGAAGCATCACATCCAGCTCCTACAAAACCTGTGTCTCTCATTACCACCAACGTAGCTGGCGCTGCGCTTTGATACTTGAACACTTTGGCCTGCGGTGCTGGTTTGGCGTCATGGATTGATATTGGGCGTGATTGGCACGCGGTAAGCATCAACACTGGTAACGTTAGTAGAGGGAGAAGCGAGTATTTCATGATAGTTTTAGAACAGAAAGTGAACAGTATGGGAGACTTCATCTTTGTCTCCCTAATTGATAGCGTGATTATTTTAATCTGCTTAATAGCGTTTCGAGATCTTCCTTTGTCATATTAGAGTTCTCATAGATACGCATGATTTTCTCACGAGTCTTAGCGGAAGCCCCGACAGAAGATATAACCTTGTCAAAGTCGGCCATTGTCAATTGTTCCAGAATGGTATTTATGACTTCAGCCTTAGACATTTTGATATTTTTTTCTTTTAGTTTCACTTGAAACTTTCCAAGTTTGTCATTGGCCTTATCAGACAATGCTACCTGACAGTAAGTTGTTTTCTTTTCACTCATAACTAATCTCGTTTCAGAACTCCAAAATCGAATGCTCCATCAATAGGCAATACACCTTCTGCAAAGCCAGGTGTGGTGTCGATGATGTGTTTTCGCTCATAAGAGTGAGACAACAGGTATTTGTTGCTAATGTCAATGAAATCAGTGATAAAACACACGTTTGCCTGATTTTTTTTGGCTCGTAAGCCACGACCGACACGCTGTCTCATTTCAACTTCTGCTTTCCCACCACCAGCAAGAATGACCGCACCAACGCTTGGCACATCAACACCAACATCCAGAATAGTCGAGCCTATTAAAACATCTATTTCACCAGACGCTAAACTATTCAGCTTTGCTTGCCTTGTCGTCTGGTTAGATTCCCCATAGATGAAATCAACTTTAAGACCTGACTCCTTCATCATCTCCATCAGGATTTGCCCGTGGCGTTTAAGACGAACCAGAGTCATGCAGTTGAGTGAATGTTGCTTATAAAGCAATGCCTCGCGCACTATGGCCTCGTTACGTCCCAAATTATACACGATCCCCAACTGATAAGCCTTTTGGTAGGCGGTGCTCATACCAACTCTAAAATTGAGGTGTTTGTTGGCAAGTTCGGCCTTGATTCTGGCCTCGTCTGGCTTGTAGGCAACTTTATGATAAAGGAAGTACGGCTTTGCCAGAATGCCTCGATCAATCAGGTACTTTTCTGTGACTTTAATTTCAATTCGCCCGGCCACCGCCATCAGGCGCATGTTGGCTTCCGTCGAATCCTTCATGAACGGCGTGGCTGTAAGCGCCAGACGATAGTCTGCGTTCACACATAATCTGGCAATGTCATAGAAATTAGAGCCTGAAGACTCATGCGCTTCTTCCAGAATAAGCAGAGACACACTTGAAAGGAAGCGTTTCACCAACTCCCGACGTTTGAGATGGTAGCTCTTTTTATCTGGTGTTGCATCGCGTGGTGGTTCTTCAAGGAAACTTGCCAGAGTTTGAACTGTAGCGACGTTGATATGTCGTGATACCTGGAACTCACCCGAGCCAATGACTCCAACCTTTTGGCCCTTTAACCACGGTTCGCCATTTTCGGCGCGGTAGTCGATGGATCTCTGGAAGTTTTCGGCCATTTGAAACATCAGAACAGAGCGGGTTGTTAAAAATAATGTCATTCGACCGATACGTGCAGCTGCTTTGCAGGCAACGTTAGATTTCCCGCCACCAGTAGCGATCTGCGCAATCATCATTCCCTCTCGAACCAGTGTTTCCACAGTCTGATCCTGATACGCATAATCAGGATTGTATGGGAATGGGTTAACCGCCGGATTTGGTTTACCAAGCGCCGGGGCTTTGTCTTTGCGGATATGAACACATTTGATGCCCGCCTTGTTCAAGTTCGCCGCTACAGGCTTGGCAAAGCCAGCAGGGAACGAGTTTTTACTCCAGTTGAACATCGTGCTTGTGCCCTTCCAGTCGCCAGTCTCGACTTCGTAGCTCAACATTTGCTGCACCAGTTGCTTTACCTTGTCATCTGCGCCAGAAATAAGCGCATTTACTGCGTTAGATACAATCCGAACAGTCATAAACCTCTTTCCTTAGTGCCTTTTGTATGTTATTTGGCTATTATAATAAGTAAGTGATTACTTAGTGGATTGTAGCAATAAAATGGATGTAAAAATCACGATTTTGCAGGTTGATGTTGCCAACCTTCGCCCGAATACCTGGAACACCAATTCGGTTGGTGCGCAGAATTTTGAAAAACTGAAAGGTTCTATCGAAAAATTGGGCTTTTTTAAGCCAATTTTGGCTCGTGAACTTGAAGATGGATTTTTTGAAATCCTCGGCGGTGAACATCGCTGGCGTGCTGCTATTGAGCAAGGAATTTCAACGGTTCCGGTGCTTTCTGTGGGCAAAATTAGCGATGTCGTAGCTAAACAGATGTCACTGGTGGACAACGAGCGATACGGTGAAGACGACCAAATCGCATTGCAACGCTTCATTGAAGAAATTCAGTCAGAACTTGACTATCAACTGTCTGAAATCGCCCCGTATGACGACGAAATCTCGATGGTTTTAGCAAAAGAGGCGGCAATCGACCTTGAAGCACTGGAGGCGTTGTCTCGTGGTAGTGATGAGCCTGTCGATACCGACAAACGAGAGAAAACCGAACGTGTGGGTGCGGAACATCAGACCATGCGCTTCAAAGTAACTTTCGATGCGTCAGATCGTGTTGCAGAAACCATAAAAAACATCATCAAAGAGCAGGCTATTAACACCGGTAATGAAATGGAGAACGCTGGTGAGGCTCTGGTGTGGCTGGTTGACTACTACAAGGAGCGTATGTAATGACCAAAAAGTTTGAAATCGTATATCGCGACCCGGCAGATCTTATTCCCTATGAGATGAATGCCAAAAAGCATGATGAACAGCAGATCCGAGATCTAGCCGCAGCCATTAAAAAGCGCGGATTTGACCAGCCAATTACGGTCGATAAGAACGACGTAATTATTACTGGCCACGGCCGCCGTGAGGCTGCAATTTTTGCTGGACTTGAGCGCGTACCGGTTATTGTTCGCGATGATCTCAGTGATGACGAGGTTCGTGCGAAGCGCCTTGAAGATAACCGACTTGCCAGCATTGATTACGATGCAATTAAGCTACAGAAAGAGCTTGAGTCGCTTGTTCTGGACGATATCGAGGTTTTCGGCTTTGAAGAGCGTGAGTTGAATGTTCTCGTTGGCAGTATGACAGAAGAAATGGACACCGACTCGCTAGTTATCGATCTTGGCGAAGAAACTAAACGACAGAAGGATGAACACACCGAGATCAGTCGTGAAGTTGCAGCGGAGGAAGTACGTGTTGTCGACGTATTGGGCTTTAAAACGCTCCCTGCTGGCTCTGCCATTGTTGTTGGTGATTTGCTTGCCCACATGGAAGAAATGACGGGAGAAAGCGGGGTAGACGCATTTGTGGCATATGCGGAGAAGATCTCTTCCGGGGAGATGGCTGCATGAGCAAATACATCATCAACGTATCGTTTCAGACACGCGTAAATAAAACCACGCGCACGTTGGAAATCGCTGAGTCGTTCGGGCTTGGCCTGGACGAAAAAGAGTGGACGCTTTACGACAATCTGGAGCTGGAAGTGAAGCAGGGCGATGTGGTGTACATTACCGGCCAATCCGGTTCCGGCAAATCCGTTGTGCTGCGCGAGCTGCAACACCAGATGAAGGATGAAGGGCTATCTGTGGCCTCCATCGATGATTTTACCTTCGATAATGAGGTTAACGTCATTGACCAACTGGGCAAAACTACCAGTGATGCGCTTGGGTTGTTATCTATGGCTGGTCTGAACGATGCATATCTGTTTGTTCGCAAGCCTTCTGAAATGTCAGACGGTCAGAAATATCGTCTCAAGATTGCCAAACTGATTGAGTCAGGCGCTAAAGTGTGGGCTGCTGACGAGTTCGGCGCTGTTCTCGACCGTGTAACCGCTCAGGTTGTGGCGTCTAACCTCCAGCGTGCCGCTCGAAAGGTTGGTGCGACGGTAATGGTGGCGACGACTCACGAAGACCTGAAGAACGCGCTGCGCCCGGATATGCAGATCACCAAGCACTACAAAGAACGCGTGAAGGTGGAATATCACAATGGTAGTCATGATGAGGTCCATTCATGACGGACATCATCATTAAACGCTACCGCCCTGAAGAGTTTCCGCGTCATCTGGACTTTCTGGAGCGAATGACTGTTACAAAGGGAACTGTAGAGGACTGGCACGCTCTTAAGTCGCTTCACTACAAAACAGACGGCAAACCTTTCGCGCCAACTTACTATCGCTGCGAACTTGATGACCGTCTGGTGGGCGTCGTGGTTATGGCTTACCCGAAACTACTGTTGGCACCTCGCCACCGCATGTTTCCTAAGTTGAAACCAACCACTAATACCACCGTGGCTAACCAGTACTGGGGTCGGTACGTGAATAACAACTTTGCGGTGATCAGTCGCTCAGTTGTGGATACTCAGTATCGTGGCGTAGGCGTCTCTTATCGAATGATTAACCTGGTTAGCAGGATGCATGACCGGCCAATCATTGAGATCCAGTCCTCGATGAGCAAATACAATCCCTTCGCCATGAAAGCAGGGTTTAAGTTCATCCGCCCTGAGCGACCGAAGAGCTATGAAAGTGCACTGCGTGTATTCCAGCGCCATTTCCGTTCCGACCCGGGTGATAACGAGGCGATCGTCAAAGAGTTGTTCGCAATGAGCGAGTCTCGTCGTCGCCGTGCACTGCGTGATCTGGTGGCGGACTACCACAAGAACAGTTCCCTGGCAAAAGCTGGGCGGAATCGTGGCACGACGATTCAGGACATTGCCGACAGTCTGGTGGACGAGGCCAGCATTGTGAAGCTGCTCAAGGACATTCACAACCTGAGCTTTACGTCTCCGTTGTATGGTGTGTACCGAAACCCTGACTTTGGTCGTCGACTGCCTGACACGCTGCCACTGCTGGCATTCGACAAACAATCTTTGGATAAACCGTTAGAAATTGCTTTACCGGCATAAGGATTTGCCATGACGTTAACCGATAAACAAAAGGACATCATCAAAACGCTCAATCTCGGTTATGAGCGAGGTCATCTACTTGACCTGGACGAATTGCTTGAAGTTTTGCCGTACAAGACAACCAAGCAAAGTATCCAGTTCTCAATTCGCGCTCTGATAAAAAAAGGGCTGGTGGAGAAAGGGCATACGCGCCAACGCAGTGACAATCGCTATCACCGCCGAACTCTTGGGTTAACTACTTTAGGTCGAGCCAAAGCGAAGTTACTGGTGATGTAATCGGTCTGGGAGCTTATTTAAAGACCTGCTTCTGGGTGATGCTGCCAACTTACTGATTTAGTGTATGATGGTGTTTTTGAGGTGCTCCAGTGGCTTCTGTTTCTATCAGCTGTCCCTCCTGTTCAGCTACTGACGGGG